TTCACTCAACTTGCGCAACGCAGCAACTTTATCGCATTTTGTCAGCGCGTATTCGGCCAGCAGCGCGATCGCCCTGTCCCGGTCGTTATGGCTGATCCCCATCTTCCCGAGGAAAGCGCTGTACCCCATGGCGGCGCGTTCTTGCGTCATGCCCATGGCTGCCATGATATCCGTACCGGTCAGAGAATCTGATGCGGTGGCGCGCGGGGAGTCGCTGATCATCGTGGACTTTGCGAAGTGGTATTTCACGGTGTTTTCGAGGTTCATGCTGCGGCTCCTGCCATCAGGTAAATGCGGATAAAGTTACGAAGGATGCGATAGTCCACCAGCACCGTTCCCGGGCGGCGATATATGCGTAGGCGCAGCCAGCGCATGCGAAGCGATTCGATCAGTTCGGGTTTCATGTTGCCACCTGCTGTTTTAGTTTTTTGAGCTTTGCCCGGTATTCGTCGCGGATCTGGATAAAGTCATCGCGGCGGTAATTGGTCATTTCGTGAGGCCCATTCAGCCAGTCGACATATTCCTGCCCGTAACGAGCGATCAGTCCGTCTTCGTAGTTCTTCGCCACTGTCGCCTCTTTGGCTGTGTACTTACCGGAACCGGCATTACAGGATTTGCATTGCTTATGGGCGTTGCGTTCTTCGAAGCGCAGTTCTGGATTAGCGCCGACTGTTTTGAAGTGGCCGCAGTCCCACTGACCGCCATGTAGATCTGGTGGGTTGGTCTCTCCGCAGCTTATGCACGGCAAATCGGCATCACGCGCACGAATGAAGGCATTGAAAGCCTGTTGCGCCTGGACTTTGTAATAACTGGCAGGCCTTAGTTCGGCCAGGCGTGTTTTGCGGCGCTCACGCCCAGCCTTCTCCTCTTCGCGCTGACGCTTCTTCTCAGCACGCAGAGCCTCAGCGCGGTTCTTTGCGGTCTGCGCTTTGGCAACGGCAGCGGCGCATTCGTAGCTGCATACCACCTGGCCGTCGCGAGCCGAGTGGAACCACTCGCGGCAGACCTGGTTTGCGCACTTACGGCGGGGTTTCTTAGCCATTATCACCCCCAGACCTTTTGGCGGAAGGTCCGCGGCGTGCGTTCTTGCCGCCGGGCTTCAGGTAGCCGGACGCTGACGGTCCAGGTGACGTAATCGGGGTTCAGGCTGCGCTCGACCTTCACGCCGCGCGCACGGTATGTCGCCATTAGCTCTTCGGCCTGCGCCGTTGTGCATTCGGTATGCTGGAACCATGAGGTTTTCATCGACATCACCCCGCAAAGCTCATCAGCTGCGCGGCGGCGTTATCAGCCTCGCTACGGCTCTTGAATGATTTGGACAGAATCCAGCGCCACAAAACGTCGAGTGCAGCCCTGTAGAGCTGCTGAAACTCGGTATCGTCCATATTGGCGAAGGCTATGCTGCGTGGATGCTTGCGAAGGGTGCCGTCAGGCAGCTGGATAGCGTCGTAATGCCCGGATTCGATGGTTACCCAGGCGCGATACGCGTCGAAGGACTTGCAGGCGCTGATGCTGCCAGTGCGCTTGTCGGCGATGCGTTCAAGATACTGTTCAGCAGCATCCAGCAGCGCGCCTTCGTTCCCGCCGTATGAAGCGAGGTATCTCGCATAGCCGGTCACCAGCTTGCGTTCGTTGGATGAGATGGCCCCGCCGGTTGGCTCCCAGTATTCAAAGCCGAGATTCAACAGAGCGAAGAAGCGGCGGTGGAAAGCTGGGTTACGGACCTGTTTGAAGTCGGCCACCAGCACGGCGCCGAGCTTAATTTTTGATTGCAGTAATTCGCTGGTCTCCGGCGTGGCGGGGATCAGGATTCCTGAGGATTGCTTGATGAGTTGTAACTGCGCCATGGCTTTCTCCGTGGCGCATCAGGTCAACGGGTGTTCAGTCCGTTGATATCATAATATCAGAGGGTTGAACGAGGCGGTAGCCAAGGCGGCGAAGAAAGCGGGTTCCGGAGGACAGATTGAAGATTCCCTCATCCTCCAGCAGCGGGCGGCACGACACCATCCCATTCTTGGTGTATACGAGACATCGAGCCTCAAACGGCATAGAACCAATAAGCTTGCCGTCTGACCGCCTGATAATGTCGTACCAGTCACCCTGCTCCTGCTTTTCTTTCACATCGACCTCCTCACTTTGCTATCCACAAATACACTCTCCCGGCGGGGAGAACTCCACTCCACACAGCCAAACTAACTAATGCCGCAAATTTCCTAAAAAGTTCGCCGGAAGAAAAATTCATTTTTTTCTGTAGCACTTAAACCATACAACAAAACACTGTACGGATAAACAGTAATTATCTGTTTAGCTTAAGTGTGTACGTGGAAGCCACCTCTACAAAACACCACTTATAGCATTGATTTAACTAATTTTTATGGCAATTTCCTTGTGGAAATCGCCCTTAATTTTTAAATCTATGATCAGATGGATATGGCTTAGGTAAATATCTCATTAGAAAACCCTCAACCCTGCCAAACGCAGAGCAGGCCTGTACTTGAGGGTATATTGCTGCGGTGACACAATTTGTCAGGCTGATATTTTTTGACATGCCATGGCTAATATTTAATCGATTTCATAGATCACTATTCTTGTATCGATCGATAATATCGCTCAGGCCAAGAAATTCCGCAGGTAACATGATTATTACTGATGACCGCGTGTCACCGTAAAGGTAAAATTAGAAAAAAACCAAAAGGGTCGGCTCATGCTTGAATCACTTAAAGAGTACTTTTCGTCTACCATCAATACAGCAGCGCAAAGGGTTACCAATCCTGTATTCGGCGCTTTTTCGCTGTCTTGGTGCGCATTCAACTGGAAGGCAATTTTATACCTCTTTCTAAGCGACTCCGGCATTATTGACAAAATCACCTACATCTCAGATAACAGCAGCTGGAAAACAGTGGCACTCTATCCGTCTATTTCTGTGGCGCTCCTATGTGGTGGACTGCCCTGGATTAACAACTTTATTTCCGCATGGCAATCAAGGCCACTCGACAATAACGACTCGATAGAGAACCATCGTAAGGCTAAACGCATTGCTCGTGCCACCCGATTGCAACGCCTCCAGGCTAAACATGATGTGACTTACGATAAGGTTAAGACTGGCGCTGAAAAGGATATTCAGACGATGAAGGAGCAGATCACTCAGTCGCAAGCGAGAATGGGGGAATTGACCGCGGAAAAGGAGAAGCTAATAGAGCAACTGGAAGACTCACAGAAAAAATTGATTTCATATCAAATCGCTGCTGACTCATTCAAGACACAATTAGACAAGGAAAAGAATAAACTTGCCCAAATGAGCGAAGATATGAAATCTATTACTGATGAACTTAAAGAAAAGGATAACGAGATCCTCAGACTAAGCGTTCCAAATATAACTAACGATTATAGTTCTGGCTCCACTATCAGACTCCGCGCTACGAAAAAGAATTAACTGAGTTTAATCATACGGATCGTACTTAGTCAGCTCCCTGCCCTGCAGGCTCTGCTGGCCGGGTATGTGAACCCGCTTCGACATTGGGAAATAGTGGTTTTCACTGACGTCGGTGAGCAGGCGCAGCATTTGCTTGTTCTCCGCCTCCAGAGCATCCCCCAGCTTTGTCATTTCACGTAACCCCGCGGTGGTGCAGTCCAGCCGCTCCGCCAGACGGGAAACAATCTTCGCCATATCAATGATCGGCGTGTTGCTGCTCATCGTCTTCGAAAACTGATGGCCAACGGCCACCAGCTCTTTGTTGCTCAGTGAATCAATCATGTGATGCTCCTCGGTGCGTGTAACGTTCCATGTCAAAGTCGATAACTGCCCGCTTGTCGCGGAAGACGCCGCAGCGCCCGTGGCGGATAAGTTTCCCCTGCTCTACGGCAGCCCGGATGTATTTCTCGGCAGTGGTGCGGTGCAGGCCGAAAATGGCGACGACATCGTTTGTCGTTGCGCGGCCATGTTTTTTCACAAGCTCGACAATCCAGGCGATGAACAGGGTGCGCTCGCGTTGAGTTTTTGGTCTTGGCATACTCACCCCCTTCTCACTTCACAGCCCGCAGGTGTGACACTTTCCCGCGATAGCTGGCCCAGTCGAAGTTGACCCAGATACCACCGTCCATCCGAAGACGATCCACTACGCGCGCGCCGAGTGTGGCCACCAGCTCGTCGTAATTCAGGTTGCTCAGGATGCCGACTGGTCGCATCGAAGAGAGCCGACGGTCAATCACCTGGTTGATGATCACCTTCTCACCACTGGAGCCGCGCTGGATGCCTACTTCGTCCAGTACAAGGAGATCGACGTTACACAGGTCGTTAAGCAGCGCTGATTCAGACTGCCCGCCGTCGTAGCACTCGCGAACACGGAGCATCAGGTCAGGGATGGTCACCACCAGAACGGAGTGCCCGGCTGCCAGCAGGTGGTTGCCGATCGCCGCCGCCAGATGATTCTTCCCGGTACCCGGTGCGCCGCTGAAAACGAAGCTTGCGAATCCGCCGCCGCCAAAGTTTTGCGCGTAGCTCTTCGCCATGCTGTAGGCCTGACGTTGTTCCGGGCCTGATACTTCGTAGTTCGCGAACGAGCAGCTGCGGTGAAGGGCCTGTATTCCGGCACGACCAAAAATCTTCTCAGACCGGGCGCGCTGGTTTTGCTTCTCGATTTGCTGGCAGTGTTTACGGCCCTCTTCCTGCTGCCATGCCTGCCACTCTGCAACGCTGTTGAATTTCGGCTGCACGCTGGCCGGGATAAACTTACGCAGGCGTTCAAGCGCGCTGCCGGTGCCGATTGCGTTTTTCATGGTTGCCCCCTGAAGCCTGATGGGATTTTTTTATCTGGCTGGGAAATGTGATTCACATCCCGGACTGCCTTACGGCTGCTCAGGCCAAATTTTGGCTTGAACAGCCCCTGGTACCCGTTTGCTATGCTGGTGTTGATCACGGCTACCGGATCGTGACCTTCGTCCAGGCACTCTTTCAGCAGACGGAACGCTTTGGTGACGGTCAGTTCAGTTTTGATGGCCTTGCCAGACTGCTGACGATAGGCAACCCACTCCTTCCAGGATGACCCATTCAGCCATTCAGGAACCGGGATACTCAACGGGTCAAACTTCACCTTCCCCCTTGGGGGATTAGAGGGGGTTAGATCTGTATTTATATTTGTCTTTGGAAGAATGTCTTTGGTGTTCCCTGTTTTCAGGGATACCTTTCCCTGTTTTTGGGGATGGTTATCCCTGTTTTCAGGGATGGTTATATGGGTAAGAATGCTATCCCTGAATTCAGGGATGGTGATAACCCATGTGACAACTTCAGCAGCAGGGAAAGCCGCTGGACACTTTGTGCAATTCGGCTTGGCGTAAGCCCATTTATCCAGGTTGGTGTTGATCCCTATGTATCTGGTTTGCCCAATCCGGCGCAGGATGATGATGTTCCGGTAAGCCAGGTTAAGAACGGCTTCAGAAACATGCTTCACCTTCAGCGTCGTTTTGTCTGCGATCAAGCTGTTGGCGATCCGGTCTGATTTTTTCGACCAACCATAAGTCAGCCGAACGATGGCGTTCAGTACGCGGAATTCCCGGCCTGATAGCTCGACGATACACAGGGCATCCTGAATCTGGTTGGCTAAACGCAAATAGCCGTTCTCCAGTTCAGCCATGCGGCTCTCCTGTTTTCCCTGCTGCGCGGGGAATTTGTATATTTCAGCGGTATTTGACATACTTATCTCCGCAATTACGCTCAGTTTTTGCATCAGAAAGCCGTTGGTGTTGCTGCACCGCGGCTTTCGCCTTTTTAGAAACTGTCATCACATAACTCCCGGGGCCATCGCTGCCAGGCTCGCCAGAACCGGGCCGAGGGAATCAGTTGGCAGAAAACGCAATAATGCTTCTGCTGCTTCACGAACTTCCTTCTCCAGACGCTGGATTGGCTGACCCAATAACTTAGCCTGTTGCGCTTCTCCGCACTCCTTGATGGCATCGGCGATCAGTTCCTCATTCGTTTTTCCCGTTACCAGGCCGAACTCGCGCGCTACTGCTTCGTTATCGCGAGCCATCACAGCTACGATCGCCGGAGTCAGCATCTCCAGGTACTTGTCATACTTCGGCCCGGTGTTATTAATCATCCGGAAGAAGTTAACTTTGGTGCCGTGCACCGAACCGGCCAGCAACAGGCCTCGACCACCACTGGCAAACCACTCTTTCGCAACCAGCTGCGAGATGTAGTTTTGCGCATCGCCGGGCGTAGCCCTGTTCCAGGCTTTTACAGCCTCGCGGATATTCGAGAGTCTGCATGATTTGCGCGGAAGCTCCTGATATTTCGATGTCACACGCCCAGGAGCCGGGTTGCTATCATGGTTAAAAATTCGTGTTTGCACTTTTAACAATCCTACTTTGGTAAACCGTCAGTGGGGTTCGGATAGAGATCAGGACGCAGCTCGTGGGGAGTTACGCCTGTCATTTTGAAAATTGGAAATATGTAGCTTGGCGGGACGATCCCGTGGTCACGATTCTTCCAATGACTTACAGACATACTTGTTACACCAAGCGCGATGCTGAGCTTTCTGGCTGAGCCAGCAGCTTTGATTGCTTTATCGAGTGCGGACATGTGCTTCTCCTGCTTATTGACAGCAGAAGTAAACCACAGATTTACACCTTGTGCAAACTTTGGATTTATTGTGTGTGTAAACCAAATATTTACAATGACCCTATGAGAAAAGAAGAACCCAACCTCGTTCTGGTAGAACGCCTTACTGAGATCACTGATCGCGGCGTTACCAAAGCAGACATGGCACGAATAGCTGGAGTCACACCTCAGGCCGTAAACGGCTGGTTCAAAAAAGGCGTGATTAGTAAGAAATCGGCACTGGCCATAGCCGACGCTGTTGGCATTTCTGTCGCCTGGCTACTCGGTGAGGACGTTGGTGAGAAAGACGGTCTCAAGCCGGACGAACAGCGGTTACTCGAGCTCTACCGCCAGCTGCCGGAAGAAGAGCAACAGAATATGCTTCGAATCTTCGCAATCCGCTTGAAGGAGCTGGACGAGTTGTATGAGAAGTATATGAAAGGTCGGATCAGGTCGCAGAGTGATTGAGATGATGCGAGTGGAACTATCTGAATATCTGAAAAAAAATTGATGTTTATATTTGGCATGACTTGCCTTTAAGCATTGTCCTGATGGACACGACATTAAAAGGCATCAGTTAAGCAACCCCGAATACGCAAGGATTAGTGATGGAGCGCGAAGCAGGCAACAATGATGCAATCCCTAATGTCGTTGAAGTAATTCGCCGCATTAATGAAGGCTCTACACAACCATATCTTTGCAAATGTGATGATGGCCAATTGTATGTTTTGAAATCTAAGCCATCTATGCCACCTAAAAATCTCTTGGCTGAGTTTATTTCTGGTTGCCTGGCCCAAGACATCGGCCTTACTTTGCCTGACTTTAAAATCGTCTTCGTGCCGGAAGATCTTGTCGAGTATTCGCCGGATCTTCAACGTGACATTTGTACTGGTCACGCCTTCGCATCACTTTACATTGAAGGTGCGGTGGCACTGACATTCTCTCAGTCAAGGAATGAATCCATTATACCTGTAGAACAACAGAAACTAATCTATGTCTTTGATAGATGGGTGATTAATGCCGACCGTACTCTTACCAGTAAAGGTGGGAACGTTAATATTCTTTATGACGTTGGCAACGATAAGTATTATCTAATTGACCATAATCTATCCTTTGATGAAAATGCTGGTCCAGATGACTTTTTAGTTCATGTTTACGGCCCTGGTAATCGCAAGTGGGAGTATGACTTAGTAGATCGTCTGGAGTATCGTCAGAAGGTCGTTGATAGCTTAGTTAAGCTTCCTGCTATTCTTGAAGATATCCCGGATGAGTGGATCGTTGATGATGAGTTTTTACCTTTTGTTTGCGACACCTTAAATAAAGGCGACCGTGATGAATTTTGGAGCAAGATAGTATGACAACTCCATGCCTTTACAGCATTGTTAGGTATGCGCCCTATGCGGAAACTGAAGAGTTTGCGAACATAGGCGTAGTCATCTGCGCGCCAAAAGAAAATTACTTTGACTTTCAGATAACTAAACGAAACGATTCTCGTGTAAAAAGTTTTTTCCACGATGATTGCATTTTCCCTGTTGCAAAAGACACCATTCAAAGAGAGTTGCAGTTCGCAAAAGCACAGGCTTCACAGATTTCTGGGCATCAGCAACTTGCTCAATTCTTTAGATATTTTACGTCGAAAAAAGAATCAATCTTTCAGTTCAGCACGACAAGGGTTGTTCTCAGCGCAAACCCGAAGGACGATTTAGCACGCATTTACAATAAATATGTTAATCACTCCGATTACACCAAAGAACGTCGTGAGGATGTGCTTGCCAGAGAGCTCAAGCGAAGCATTGATAGAATTGAGGGTTTAAAAAATGTATTTAAACAAGAGTCTATCGATGGGTTTTATGCAAAATTCTCAATGCCTTTAGTAGCAAAAAGGCATAATGAAATTCAATGTGCAATTAAGCCTATAGCATTTACTCAGACTGAGCCTGGGAAAATGATGGAGCACAGCGACACTTGGGTCATGAGGATTACTCGAGCTGCAGAAGAAAATCTTCTGAGGATTGATGATATACTTTTTACCATTGAAGTACCTGAATCACCTACTACGGGTCAAAAAAAGGTTATCGATACTATAAAGAAAACAATGGACGCTAAGAAGATAAACCATATTCCTGCATCAAATCATAAAGATACTATCGATTTTGCCAAGAAATTACTATTAGAGTCCTGACCGTTATCTCTTAACCCGGCCACTGCGCCGGGTTTTTTATACCCTCACTTACCAGCTCCGCCGCCAAACTAACGTCCCAAACTCCCCGATCCCGACCTTAGCGTCGGGATTTTTTTTGCCTGCAATTCGGCAGACACGTCACAAAAACCAGCCATATAAACCTCAGATTTACAATTAACCTTAACCTTGAGTTGACATGAGTATAAACCAGTGATTTAATTTATATCACCAAGACGCACCACGAACCACCCAGGCATGGAGCCCACGAAGTAGCCGCCGACGGCATACGAATAGTCGGATGAGGTGGAGTGATTAACGCGCATCAGGTTAAAGAAATGTTCCGCCAGCCTGGCGACAAGGGCAAACAGGTGATTGAGATGAAAATTAATCCAGCAGTACCAAACAGCGGTCGCGCTGTTCCAATGCGTAATCAGCGTACCGGCGCAGCATGGCTGGTCTCTTTTAACTACAGCGAAGGCATGTACTGGCACGAACCGCAGGGAAATCTGCGCCACATCCGCCGCCCGTATGCCTCACGCAATATTGAACCGCATCTGGTTCCGGCAGGGACGCACTAATGGGCACCTTATTCGCACTCGTCCTGACCATCGGCATGACCAATGGTGAATTTCAGGATGTCGTTCTCGATGTCTATGACAGCCAGCAGCAATGCGAACAGGCCGCTATCGAACAGAAGGTTTCTGGAGATTGCTACCCGGTAGAACGGATCGTCCGCAGTGACGAAGTGCCAGCGGAAACCACGGTTAAGTTCTGAGGAGATGATGATGCAGAAGACATGCGCGTACTGCCGCAAGCCAATCGAGTCCGGGAAAGAAGTTAAAAACGTATTGCAGTTCATCCACGGCGCCCAGCTGGCGCGCGAACAACGTGATTACTGTTCTACACGTTGTGCTTCGTACGACCAGATGGCCCACGAAGCCTAACGTAAAACCCGCGCAAGGCGGGGTCTACGTCCGGTACCACCGACCAAAGTTACACCGGAATTTATACCAAAACCAAAAACACACCCAATGGGCGCTATCTCTGGCCCGGGGATCTTACATCCAAAAATGAGGATCTGACATGGAATTTTTCTACTTGGTTAAGGCCACTCAGAAGTCAGGGAAGCCTGACGCTGTAGTGTGGCTCTCCGCCAATACCCAATCACGAGCTGCGTTGCAGCTGGATGTCGCGCTGGAAGATGCTGGCATTGAAACTGGCCGCGGTAAAGACTACGCCAAGCCTGTCCGCACCGATTTCCCGGTGTTCAATGACCTTCCCGAAGAAAGCACCATCGATTACACCCGGTGCGAGCGCTACACCCTGGCCGACGACCAGCGCACCTGGAACGTGATCCCGGGTGCCGCACAGATGGCACAACCAGGCGAAGAAGTTGTTGAAGGTACTGACACCACTATCGTCGACGGCGTGGATATCGAAACTGGCGAAATCGTTGGTGATGTAAGCGGCACCGAGACGGTCTGTGATGCTCTGAGAGAATTCCGCGAACGCAAACTCCCTGTACTGACGACCGTTGCCACCCTGCCATTCCGTCAGCGCGTACTGGCACAGTTCATCGCGGAAAAACAGTATTTCTATCACGTCGATGAAGAGCAAAAGCAAGCCATCCTGGAGCTTGAGCTGGATGTGGATAACAGCTATGCCCAGAACCTGATCCTAGCTGCTGAAAACGTTGAGGCGTTCAAAAAAGCGTACGAACCCGACATCTGGAAAGTGGTCAACGCACTGAAAGCTATCTTCCCTGTTGAAGGAAAACGTACGGAGCTGTCTGTGGTCATCCAGTTCTTTAAAGCATGGTTTAACACCGAGAGCATCGACCGCGGGATCCTGACGCGCGAATGGGCCGCAGGTAACCGGATCAGCCACGTGCAACGCACTGACGCAGGCACCAATGCCGACGGCGGGTATGTAACTGACCGCGGCGCAGATGCGCATCACACCCTGGACACCCTCGATCTGGAGATCGCCTGTGCCCTTCTGCCGATGGACTTCAACCATCTGGAAATCCCCGGCAGCATTCACCGCCGCGCCAAAGAGATTGTCGCGAACAAAGAAGAACCATGGAAATCATGGAGCAAAATCATGCGCAACCAGCCAGGCGTTCTGGCTGTCAACCGCGCGGCCATCTTCAACCTGGTTCGCATCGCGCCGGAGAATATCCACCTGACGCCAGCCGCACATCTGGAGTTCGTGAACCGGACGATGACGGCTGAATTCTGCCAGGCGACTGAGCTTCTCTCTCTACCGGCTATCCAATCGGAAGAAGAGACCCAGGCCGTCGAACAGCAACACGCATTGCCGAAATGGGTAGAAGCCGGTGAGCAAAAACTCGCTGATGAAGATGAAGCAGAAACGCAGACCCTGCCTAAGTGGGTGAGTGCTGCCACCAGCCAGCCACAGGTTGCTAACCTCGGAGGCGGCGTGTTCTCTATCGATGGCCTGATGGGTGGTAATACTGACCCGGTCATCAATACCCCATCAAACTCAGTCGAAAAAACGGAAACAGTAACGGAGACCACCAGCGATGTGCAGATGGAAGAGACTCACCCGCAGGAAGGAGAAGCTGGTGACGCGTTACCACCAGGCGAAAGCGCTGATGCAGCTGATCCGCAAACAGATGCCCTGAATCCGGCAGAAGTTCTGGCCGCCGCCGTGCCAGAGCTGGCGAACGCCACGCAGCCGGAAATTACCACCGAAGCGCCGGAGGAAACCGCCAGCGCACCGGAATACCCGGCATACTTCGAACCGGGCCGCTATGAAGGTCTGCCGAATAACGTCTACCACGCAGCGAACGGGATCAGCAGCACCCAGGTGAAAGATGCCCGAGTCAGCCTGATGTACTTCAACGCGCGCCATGTCGCCAAGACCATCCCGCGCGAAGGCTCTAAAGTGCTGGATATGGGTAACCTGGTGCATGCGCTGGCGCTGCAGCCGGAAAACCTCGATGAAGAGTTCAGCGTGGAGCCGGTGATCCCGGAAGGGGCATTCACCACCGCGGCGACCCTGCGCACCTTTATCGATGCGCATAACGCCAGCCTGCCAGCGCAGCTGAGCGCTGACGATATCAAAGCGCTGCTGGAAGAGCACAACGCCACCCTGCCCGCACAGTTGCCGCTGGGTGCATCAGTTGATGAAACCTACGCAGCTTATGAGCAGTTGCCAGAGGTTTATCAGCGAATTGAGAACGGCACGAAACATACCGCCACGGCCATGAAAGCCTGCATCAAAGAGTACAACGTCACCCTGCCCGCGCCGGTGAAAACCAGCGGCAGCCGTGATGCGCTCCTCGAGCAGCTGGCGATCATCAACCCTGACCTCGTGGCGCAGGAAGCGCAGAAACCGGCACCGTTGAAAGTGTCCGGCACCAAAGCGGAAATGATCCAGGCGGTGAAGTCCGTTAAGCCGGATGCGGTATTCGCTGACGAACTGCTGGATGCGTGGCGCGAGAACCCAGGCGACAAGATTCTTGTTACCCAGCAGCAGATGCAAACGGCGCTGGCCATTCAGAAAGCACTTCACGATCACCCGACTGCCGGCAAGCTGCTGCTGCACCCTGACCGCGCTGTTGAGACGAGCTATTTCGGTATCGATGAGGAGACCGGGCTGGAAATCCGCGTGCGCCCGGATCTGGAAATCGACATCGACGCCGTTCGCATCGGGGCCGACCTGAAAACCATCAGCATGTGGAACGTGAAGCAGTCCGGTCTGCGCTCTCGACTGCACCGTGAAATTATCGACCGCGATTATCACCTCAGCGCGGCTATGTACATGAATGCCGCGGCGCTGGATCAGTTCTTCTGGATTTTCGTTAACAAAGACGAGGGTTATCACTGGATCGCCATCGTTGAGGCCAGCGAAGAACTGATTGAGCTGGGCATGCTCGAGTATCGCCAGACCATGAATCGCATCGCTAACGCTTTCGACACTGGCGTGTGGCCAGCGCCGATCACCGAAGACTACACCGACGAACTGAACGACTTCGACCTGCGCCGCCTTGAAGCGCTGCGTACTCAGGCATAAGGGGAATGATGATGGAAAACATGAATATCGTAACCGCGGAGCAGCAGGCTCCAAACACAATCTCTGCCAGCAACGCCATCTTCAATGTGCAGGCATTAACCCAGCTGCAAGCCGTTGCCGGTTTAATGGCCCAGGCAGCCGTAACGGTTCCTGAACATCTTCGCGGTAACCCAGCCGACTGCATGGCCATCATCATGCAGGCTATGCAGTGGGGGATGAACCCGTACGCGGTGGCGCAGAAAACGCACCTGGTCAACGGCGTGCTGGGCTACGAGGCGCAGCTGGTAAACGCGGTGATCTCTAGTTCAAACGCCATTGTGGGCCGCTTCCACTATGAGTACGAGGGCGATTGGTCGAAATGCGCCAGCATGCGCGAAGAGATCGTTAAGAAGCCTGCGAAAGGCGGCGGTACGTACGACAAAAAAGAAATGGTACGCGGCTGGACCAGCGCTGACGAGCAAGGCCTGTCTGTTCGTGTAGGGGCTGTCATTCGCGGTGAGAGTGAGATCACCTGGGGCGAACCGGTATTCCTGTCCAGCGTGATTACGCGTAACTCTCCCCTGTGGATTTCGAATCCTAAGCAGCAGATCGCATATCTGGCCCTCAAGTACTGGGCGCGCCTGTACTGCCCTGCAGTCGTCCTCGGCGTGTATACCCCGGATGAAGTCGAGCAGCGCACCGAGAAGGAGATAAATCCGGCACTAGTCCAGCGCGTGAGCCTGGCTGATATCAAAGGTGACGGCGTAACAACCTCGCACAGCACGCAGGAATCAGCCGCCAACGTCGATGCTATGGCCGATGATTTCCGGGATCGCATTGAGGCAGCGCAGGACGTAGATAACGCCAAAGCAGTTCGGGCCGATATCGAAACTGCCAAGAACACGCTGGGTTCGGCCCTGTACACCGAGCTGAAAAACAAGGCCGTGAAGCGTTATCACCTGGTGGATGCATATAACCGGGTCGAGGCAGCGATCAACTCCCTGCCGCAGCCCGGCGAACCGGATGGTGCCGAGCGCTTCGGGGAAGCTGAACGCGTGCTGGCGTCGGCAAAACGTCACTTGGGCGATGACCTGCACGATAAGTTCAGCATCACCCTGGCAGATATGAAACCGGAATACGTGGCCTAAGGGAGGCGGGAGGGTTCGCCCTCCCGGTAATGACATGTTTAAAGAAGAATCTGTTATGCACCCGGCGATCCGTTACCACGGCGGTAAATTCCGCCTGGCTTCCTGGATTATCCCTCAGATGCCTGTGCACGTTTGCTACGTGGAACCGTTCGGCGGCGCTGCTGGCGTATTGCTTCAAAAGCCTCGCAGCTACTCAGAAGTTTATAACGACCTGGATGGTGAGGTGGTGAACCTGTTCCGCGTGCTGCGCGACGCCGAAATGAACCAGCGGCTGCAGGATGCATGCATGCTCACGCCCTATTCCCGCGATGAATTCTGCGCAGCTCGCGAATCCACCGACGAGCCGATTGAGAGAGCCAGACGCATGGTTGTGCGCGCTAGCATGGGCTTTGGATCAGCCGCAGGAATTGGTGGGAATTCTGGCTTTCGTAGCGACAGCAAGAGGAAATATGCGACGGCTGCGCATCTGTGGGAGCGTTATCCAGCGAATCTGGCCGCAGTTTGCCAGCGTCTGCAGGGTGTCATCATTGAGAACAAAGATGCGCTGGCGGTAATGCGTGCTCATGATGCCGAGACAACACTGCATTACATCGACCCGCCCTATGTCCCGGAAACACGTGTGCAGGGTAACCGTTATTACAGCCACGAAATGACTGTAGAGGGGCATGAGCAATTGCTTGCAGTAGCCAGAACGATGACCGGAATGGTGATGATCAGCGGCTACGACACTGAAATGTACAACGACATGCTCGCCGGTTGGCAGAAAAGAGAAAAGTCTTCTCGCATTAGCGCCGGTAGAGGTACCAAGGTCCGCACTGAATGCATGTGGCTCAACCCAGCATCACAACAGGCAGAGCGTCCAGCATGAAATTGATTAACCGCAGCACACAGTCACCGCTGGCGCGCAAAGCCTGCGACATTGCCTTGGCGGCCCATCAGGAGCGCTATGGCAACTACGGGCGCAGCCGGATGAAAGAGACTTACAAGGTGAGAGTTGAAGGGGTCAAGGTCTGGGTTGAGGTGGTGAACCGGAAAGCGAGCTACGTGGCCACAGCGATGACCGGCATGCGCCGCCTGAGATCATTACCCGGGCAGATCGCCTGATATTGAAATATCAATGTTTAACAACCGGCATCTTTATAATGATGTCGGTTACCTGAGGTGAAAGATGGCACAGGTGATTTTTAACGAAGAGTGGGTGGTCGAAGCGAAGCTGTGTGAGAGAACGGGACTCTCAAAGCGGCAGGTAACCTGCTACCGCGCTCATCGCTGGATCGAAGGTATTCATTTTAAGCGTGTAACCCAGACTGAAGGAGATAACAACTCTCCGCGGGCAACACTTTGGTACAACTTCCCAAAGATAAACAGTTTCGTTCAGGAGCAGTGACGTGGCGCCAACGGGTGTTGAAATTCACAATGGCAAGATTCGGATATGGTTCATTTATCGAGGGGTTCGTTGCCGGGAAACGCTTAAAGGCTGGCTGGTGACGAACGCCAACCTCAAAAAAGCAGGCCAGCTCAGAGCGAAGATCACCAGTGATATCCAGATGGGGATATTCGATTATGGCCTGCAGTTTCCTGGCTCTAAGGCAGCAAAAAAATTCTCAACTACGTTGAGGATTAGTACCTTCCAGGAACTTTGTGATGAATACAGCGGAACCAAAGAGCTGGAAATGTCCTACGCATCAGCGCGGAACATGCATTCCATCATCAAGATTCTGCTGCGGATCGTTGGTAGCGAAACCCTCATCACCGATATTCAACAGATCGACATTCTGAGATACCGGAAGGAGTTGTTGCTGGGGGATGTACGGAATGATGTTGTGCCACATCTGAATAAAACGGGCCGTGCCCCGGCTACGGTAAACGAGCAGATCCGCACGCTTTGCGCCATGCTGAAATTTGCCAAACGTAGCCACATTATTACCAACAGCCCTTTTGAAGATATTCCTTCTTTGAAACGGCCGCGGAAAGCACCGGATCCATTCACGATGGAAGAATACGAGCGATTCATTTCGGTGTTACCGGCTTCAGTTGTTAACTTATGGAAACTGGCCTTTTACGCTGGTCTTCGCCATGGGGAACTGTGCGCACTTGGATGGGATGATGTTGATCTGGTCAATGGAAAAATTCACGTCAGTCGGAATCTAAACAACTATGATCAGTTCGGGCCGCCTAAAACGTCCGCCGGAGAACGCACGATCACATTGCTGGAGCCGGCCCTCGAAGCGTTAAGAGATCAGTTCCATCTGACCGGTGCAGACCAGACGACAGAAATCACATTTAACCATCGCGCGTATGCGAGCACTGAACAGCAGCACGTACGGTTTGTGTTTCGTCCGGTAATTAAATTTGCCGTTCCGAATCCCTATTATTCAAAAAACGCGCTGGGCTATAGCTGGAAGCAGGGAATAAAAAAAGCGGGAATACGCAGCCGTGTGCCTTATCAGTCTCGCCATACTTACGCGTGCTGGTTGTTGTCTGCAGGAGCGATCCCCTCTTTCATCGCCAGCCAGATGGGGCATACTGATGCCAGTATGGTGTATAAGGTTTACTCTAAATGGATGTGTGATAAGGACCGGGATCAGGTGGAGTTTTTAAACAGTAAATTAGGTTAATTGCCCCCTATATGTCCCTTACATTCTGCAAATGCATGAATTCCTCAGCATTTTTAATAGGTTAATTAACTGTAGTATAATGGCCCGCACTTCTACTAATAAAGAGTGCGACCATGATTGATATCACCCTCCCGTTAACTGACGTTCATCGCCACCTTGATGGTAACATCCGCGCCCAGACCATCCTTGACCTGGGCCGTCAGTATAATTTAACCCTGCCCGCACAAACCCTTGAGACGTTGATCCCACATGTGCAGGTTACGGAAAACGAGCCGGATCTGGTCAGTTTCCTGAGTAAGCTCGACTGGGGGGTAAAAGTTCTGGCCTCGCTGGACGCCTGTCGTCGCGTCGCTTTTGAAAATATCGAAGATGCCGCGCGCAACGGTTTGCACTATGTCGAACTGCGCTTCTCGCCGGGCTACATGGCGATGACCCATAAACTGCCGGTGGCAGGCGTGGTTGAAGCGGTGATTGCTGGCGTGCGTGAGGGCTGCAAGACCTTCAACGTCGAGGCCCGTCTGATTGGCATCATGAGCCGCACCTTCGGGGAAGACGCCTGCCTGCAGGAGCTTGAGGCGCTGCTGGCGCACCGCGACCATATCACCGCTGTGGATCTGGCGGGTGACGAGCTGGGCTTCCCGGGCAGCCTGTTCCTCTCTCACTTTAACCGCGCCCGCGATGCTGGCTGGCACATCACCGTGCATGCCGGTGAAGCGGCAGGCCCGGAGAGCATCTGGCAGGCCATTCGTGAGTTAGGTGCCGAGCGTATCGGTCATGGGGTGAAGGCGGTTGAAGACCCGGCTCTGATGGACTTCCTGGCAGAGCAGCGTATCGGGATTGAATCCTGTCTGACCTCCAATATTCAGACCAGCACCGTGGCGACGCTGGCGCAGCATCCACTGAAAACCTTCCTGGAGCATGGGGTGATGGCCTCGCTGAATACCGACGATCCGGCGGTTCAGGGCGTGGATATTATTCACGAGTATACGGTTGCCGCCTCGCTGGCTGGACTGAGCCGGGAGCAGATCCGCCAGGCGCAGATCAACGGGCTGGAAATGGCCTTCCTGACCCCTGCGGAGAAGCAGGCGCTGCGCGACAAGGTCGCACGCGGATAAGAAAAAGCCCGGCAGTGCCGGGCTTTACTTTTTTAAGCGAGACACAAGGTCGCGCGATGTTTCGCAGACTCAATCCCCAGCTCAATCAACTCCATAATCTGAATCGCCTGGCTCGCAGGAACAGGGTTTTCACCGTCGCCGTTCAGCGCATCGCGAATACCAGCATAATAGGCCGGATAGTTACCCGGCAGCGTCAGCCAGGTCTCTTCTACACGCTCTTCGCCTTCAACGCGGGTCAACACGCCGTCACGCATGTCGTAACCCCAGTCTTCCTGCGGCAGACGCTCGCCATTTTTCAGACGATCTTCCTGCGGGTCGAGGCCAAACTTCACGTAGCTGCCGCGGGAGCCATGCACGATATAGCGAGCCGATTCTGCCGCTGCCATCATGGTGCCGTGCAGTACCACACGACGCTGCGGATAACTCAGCACAGCGTGGAAGTAGTCCGTGGCCTGTGCGCCAGGACGCAGCTGGGCCAGATCGACGTTCAGGCTCACCGGTAGACCGAACAGGTTAACGGCCTGGTCAAGCAGATGGGGGGCCAGATCGTACCAAATACCGCTGCCCGGACCCGCCTGCTCGCGCCAGCGGTTGCGTACCTGCGGACGGAAGCGATCAAAATGCGATTCAAAGAAGGCTACTTCTCCGAGAGACCCGTCAGCGATCAACGCTTTCACGGTCAGGAAATCGCTGTCCCAACGGCGGTTATGAAACACGGAGAGCAATTTCCCGAGGCTTTTCGCCAGCGCGTCCAGCTCCCGGGCCTGTGACAGTGTCACGGTAAAAGGTTTGTCCACCACCACATGCTTCCCTGCTTCCAGGGCTGCTTTAGCCAGTGGGAAGTGAGTGTCATTGGGCGTAGGGATGACGATGAGATCAATAGTGGGATCGTTAAACAGATGCTTCGGCTCGGAAACTACCGGCACCGTCGGCCAGTCTGGGTAATGGTGCCAACTTACTGATTTAGTGTATGATGGTGTTTTTGAGGTGCTCCAGTGGCTTCTGTTTCTATCAGCTGTCCCTCCTGTTCAGCTACTGAAGGC